CGCCATTGTTGAAGGAAAAATCAAAAGTCGATGAAAAATTACGCCCCGCTTTAATTGGGAAAATCAAAAGTCGATGAAAATTATGCCGCCCGTATAATTGGGATACCCCGGCCCCGACTTGCCTAGCCTCCCGGTTACTGCTCTGCAGCTTACTCTACCATGGCAAACGCGCAAGCCTGGAAAACTGTAACAATTTGTAATAATTATATTTTTAGTTGGTGAGAATTTGCTATATTTAGGGGGATTCTCCCTGTCTCGGCTCTGTACCCTGCCAGAGCCTACGATCGCCCATCCTGGCCACGGTTCAACCTAACCTAGGGGAGAGGCCCCTTAGAAGCGATCCTAGGGGCCTCTCCTGCAGTGCTACGGGACGGCAGGGATGGCCCACCACGGAAGCCAGTGCGTATCTGCGCAAGTGGGAGAATCTAGCAGTTGCCAGCAAATTTGCCCGCAATCGTTAGCACCATACCAGCACTTGCCCTCAAAATTGTAAGCATCTGCGGGAGGGTTGCGATCAGTTAATGCAGTGGGAATTAGGGGAGTCATGGGTTAATTGCAGGCTTGGGAAACTTGCCAGTGGTAACGGAGAAAAGATGGCCGGGATAGTGTAGCCGTAGCGTCCGAGCGTGAGAGTGAGCGTCCGCCAGACTAGGGCAGGAATTCTCTACAACGTAGGGCAACTCCCAGCCTGTTAAATTATAGTTTGGCACGTAGCACCACACTAGAAACTGGTCGAAATAAAGCTCCCTTTGAATAGTCGAAGCCATGGCGGCAATTAGTAAATTGGAACGGCAGAGTAGACAGGCCCGGCTAATTGAAGCCGGGCAATGATGCGACGGTTAGCCCATACAGAACGCCTCTTTTTGTGCGTCAGTGTAATTAATGCCATGCGGCAATTTGAATCTCAGGCCGACAATTACGTATCCCGCAGGATCGGCCGGCCGATAATCCGTCAGGTCACCGTCAACCACTCGGAATTTGCGATTGCCAAGATAAGCAAGCGATGGCAAGTCACGCCCTCTCTTGACGTTAAAACAAGCGGCAACATTGACCCCGGCAGTGATAGCTGACGCGGCTAATTTATGGTTGGCTGAATTACCGTGGCCGTCATAACTGAACGTCAGGTGATAGCCTATTCTTTTGCATTCTGCCCAATTGTGCCTGATCTTAGTGTAATCGTAAAATTGCACGCTATCACCGCCACAATCTTTTAGCTTGTGGTTAAAAATTTCCATTATGTTACGCTTGCCAATCGGCAGAATGGCACCAAATTTAACGCGGCAGAATGCAGCAAATTCCGCGTCGATTGTCACGTCGATTGTTTCCCATGGGATGTCGCTAGTTCCATTCAACCGGATGGCAATATTCTCTCCCTTGTGCAAATTCTGCTTGTGCAGAATTGCCATAATGAGCAACTTTACAAAGGACTCCGGGCTGTAGAAGTAGGCTAAGGTTCGGCGAATTCTCATCGTTTGCTTTCCTCCCATGTGCACAAGATTTCCCGCGAAATGCAGGCAAATTGCCCTGCAATTTCCAGCACCTGGACACACGTTGTGTCCGCTGATATCAGCCGGTGCTAGGTGGAGGATATAAGTCTGGATTGCCGATTTCTCAGTCTTCGGATTGACGCTAAGAATTTCCCGGTAATTAATGGCAAATTTCTCACACAGTGTGGCAATTGAGGCGGGAGACTTGGCACGGGAATTAATGGCAAGCATGGTCGGAATTGCAGGATGGTAAGGTTGAAAATTGAGAGAATTAACGGCCGTTAATTTTCAGTAAGCAAGCATCGACGCCGAAACCATACAAGCGACAGTAGGTGAAATTTCTATGATCCTCAATTGCCAGACTGACAACAAATAACGCAACAATTGGACCAAGGCAGATTGCCGCGATCACTGCGGCACCACGGGCTGACGGCAGGAAACTCATAATCAATTGCAAGGTGGTAAAGTTAAAGAATTAGATGTTAGGACTGACCGGACAGCTTAAGATTCTGGCGCGTCAGTCTAGTTCCAAATTGTTTAGCAAATTCCGCAAATTCAGAATCTGACAATTGGTCGGTATCAAAGAATTCGTCTGTAACCTGATAATCATCTAAGATGTAGCAATTTGAAGCACTGAGAACTGTCCCAGACGTAGCGCAGACAATTAGCATTGGAAATTTCAAGCGGTGGGTAGGCCGTCGGCGTCGCCGCCGTCGGTTCCCACACTATGGGCCGCCATGGCGTCAACCGCCACAGACTAGGGTCAATTTCTAAACTGTCCGCAGACTGCCGACGTTGCGCTGCCTGGTGCTACCGGCCACAGTGCTAGGGAACCGCTGGCCCATGGCAGCGAAAATTGAACCGCGCACGTGCGCGGGATGATGCCATGAGACAGGCGACAATCCGCCCCATCGTTACAATTATTTACAACGGTTCGCCAATGGGGAATAGGATGTATCGGCGGATACAACGGTTCGGCGATCAGAATTAAGAATTAAATTCCGGTGAGAATCCTTAAGGCAAGGTGAGAATCCTTAAGGCAAGATGAGAATCCTTGGAATTTGGCGAAACTTAAGGCAAGGTGAGAATCCTTGAAATTTGGCGAGAATCCTTGAAATTTGGTGAAACTTAAAATTTGGTGAGAAAACTTAAGGAAAGGTGAAAATCCTTAAATTGACCTTCGTTTGATACGCCTCCAGCCGGACCCGATACGCCTCCAGCCGGATCCAATACAGTTCCAGCCGGATTCAATACAATCCTGGCCGGATCCATTCTTGCTTCAAACACAATGCCAACCCTCTGCATTTCTAGCGGCTTCGCAAGCTGCATCCTGGCTCTTGAAAGGCCCTCCAATGCCTTCCCCATCGTCTTGGTGCCAGTACCAGCCTTCTAGCAGCTCAGTGCCCTTGCAGCTCTCTTCACAAAAGAACTCAACTAATAGCATCAGCCGTTCCCCCATTGGTCTGCCATGGCTTGTGCAATGCCTTTGTAAGTGGCACTGCGAAGCTTCCAACGATCTTCACTAGGGCTAAGTTTGTTCTGCCCACTTGGAGTTTGATTGCTCCATCTACCGCTACTTGGCAAGGGTAAAATATCTGTGGGAATAAGAGAAGGAAGATTCTTCAGCCAAAGACAAGTGCTCTTGGATTCTGGGTGGCCGAATTGCCAAGGTTGAATAATTTGATTAGGCTTACGAATGCGAGAAGAAATTATGCTAATAGGATTTTCTAAGGCAATCTTTTCAATGGGAGCACCAAGAAGCAAGCGCACGAAATCAAGAGCCTCAGCTTGTTCCACTTGCTTGTCTTTGAACCATCGTGCTCCACTCACAGCTAAATGAGTGCAAGGTGGATGTGCAATCATTAAATCAAAACCATCTCCCAAGATGTTGCGCACATCGCCTTGATAGTGCGGGCCAGGGGTGTCAGAGGGGAGCAAATCGCAGCTAATGGCTTCATGGCCTTGTGCGAGGAAGGCGTCTCTGACAGTGCCGGAGTATTCACAGGCAATGAGAACTTTCATGATTACCAGTGTCCTTTGAAAATGAGGGTCCAATCAGGACTGTTTTGTTCAAGCCAGTGAAGTTGATCCACTTCACGCTTAGGCCAGTCAGCTTTGTCAGTCATGATGATGGCTTCACAAAGGCCAGCACGATAGATTTCAGGGCTGTCGTAAGTGGCGCTTTCTACCACTGCATCTTCAACCATGGCATGCACCTTGATGGCTTCAAGCTCATCATCGTACATCCACCAGTCAATGGAAAGAACTGTCATTGCATGAAAGCGGAGAGACGATCAAAGCGAGCCTTGGATGGAGCCCTGGTGGCGTCAGGACGCCGCAGCACGTAGCTGATGGGAGAGCATTGCATGCCGCCTTCCCCATCGCTCTCAGCCTCGCTCTCAGCTTCCCAGAAGCCTTTGCACGTGCCCTTGGCATCGAAGAGGCCGATAAGTTCCTCTTGGTCTTCCATGGCGAGCCTGCAATGGAAGATCACTTCCTTGAGCGAAGTTGCTTGATACTTGCCTCTGCTGGTTCCGAAATAGGGGCCGTTGTCCGTGTAGGTGCGGATGGTGTGCATGGTTGGTTCGATGGGGAAAGAGATTAGCAGGAAGGAAGCTTGTCAAGTTGATTGCCGAAGCATGTCCAGCCCTGCCTGCGACGACGAGCGAAGTATTCAGCTTTGGTGGCATCTGGATACATCAGCTCAATGCGGCTTTGAATTTCTTCAGGCTTTTGGCTATGTTCGCCTTTTGGAGCGAAAACAATCTGCCTAATGGATTCATCATGAAGCTTCAATGGGCGTCCAATTCTTTGGGGAGAAGCAACTAGCACCATCTCCACTACGGGCTTCACAGTTGAAGGCCTCACGCCTTGCGCTCCAATGGGAGAACCATCTTTCTTAGTTTTCACCCATACGAAGGCCACGCCTCGATAATGCAAACCATGCTGCTTGATACAATCCATGGCAAAATCAAGGCGAGGGCAAGTTGCCCACATAAATAGCAGGCCATTCTTTGAAAGAGGATACTTCCATTGCCGAATGTCATCATCATTGAGAGTGTCGTATTCTTTGCCGCAAGCTCCCATTTTGTCTTGGGCACCATAATAAGACCATGGCGGATCGGTGATGATGATGTCGAAGGTTTCCATGGGGAAAGAGAAGATTGTAGGGGCCTTGGGAGGCCCCAGGAGCGATCAAGCAGCCCAGAGTTTATCGGCCTCCTCCATAGCTTCCCACTGGCGCTCTAGCCATTCGTGGCGTTGCTCAACAGAATCGAACACTGCCAAGGGCTCGCGACTGTTGCGAGCGCTGGCCCAGAACTTATGGGCAATGATGCGACGAGTGGCAGCATCGCGGATGCTGGTGGTCCAGAGCCAATGATTGTGGCTGCCGGCCATGAGGCTAGTGCGGCGCTCCATGCCAGGAAAGGAGCGGTCGTGCCACCACTGCCCCTCGGTGGAAGATAGCGAATCAATGTTGAAAGAAAGGGTTTCCATGGTGAAAGAAAAGGAAAGGCTCGCGCCTCGTGAAAAAAACAATAGAGCCAGAAAGGGCTGTTACCAGCCCTTTGTAACAATGCTTAGCCATAGGCAACTGAGTTGCGGAAGCGGTGCCACAGGCCAGCAGGCACATTGTGCAAAGCCCAGGACAGCATGGTGCCTCGCTTGTCGCAATCTTCGTTGCAATAGCGATTGGGGGCTTGCATCATGGTGAGCTTGCGGGCTCCTTGCTCCTTGACATCGGTAGAAGCGTCAGACTCAGGCAGCCATTCAAGGAAAGCAATGGTGGTATCAGGATGGGCGCCAAAGATGTGGCTATGCAGCTCCTGCAGGTCAAGCATGGCCAGCTCCTGGCTGGTAGCCTTGGCCCAGAAGGTCATCGAAGGCATGTCGAAAGAAATGGTCATGGTGCTTGGAAGGGGGGTGGTGGACCTCGCGGCCCGTTGAAACAACAATAGTCTGAATAGGGGGCGTTGCCGCCCCTCTGTAACATTTGTTCACAGTTGGTCGCAGATCTGCTCCAGCACTTCGCCCACGTAGAGCTGAGCTTCCCAGAGGTGGTCCATGGCAGCGCAGCGCTGGTCGCGGGCAGCCTGGAACACATTCGCCCCATCGTCCATGGTTTGAAAGTCGCGACCATTGAGCGTGGCATTGGCCAGGGCGTCCATGGCAGCCTCAATGGCAGCATGTGCCTTGGCATATTCATCACGCAGCTCGATGCCGCTGGTGCCGTTGATATTCAGTTTCGGAGCGATGGCAGTGAATTTGAAGGTCATGGCCGAAAAGTGAAGGAAGGGCTCGCGCCCGTTGAAACAACAATACAACCAAGCAGGTCCAACGAAGTCTGCTTGTTACAAAGCTTTACAAAGCTTGCTGACGGCATGGCGGCTGATGCCAAGGCGAGAAGCTATGGCACGTTGCGACATGCCACGTTGGCGAAGCAGGCCCACCTTACGGCAGTCACTGGCCGTGAGCCAGTCGAGCAGCGCCACTACCACCAGCAGGGGCAGCAGCAGCTTCCAGGAAAATGCGATGAAGAGAGTGGTCATGGCTGAAAGCGAAGGAGAGGCTCTCGCCTCGTTGAAAGAACAATAGCCTGAAAGAGGATGCAGGAGCCTCCTCTGTAACATTTCTTCACAAAGCGACTTCGGCTCCGCTGTCTTGCCTGACCATCACAGGCAATAGCAAGAATTCCATCTTTAGGCCATCATCCATTTCCGAAGTAATTGTTACTGCTGCATTGCAAGAATCACCAAAGTTCATCTCCATTCTTCCATGCTCTGAATACTTCGCAATTACATCACTAACCGTTCTCATGTATTCGCTATTAAATACAGTTGCTCGCCGGGGATTGTTCTCCCATTCTGTAGGGAACAAACTATCAAACTGCCCAGGGAAAGTAGCACTACTTACTAAACATGGCCGGGCTTCAATGAGTTCCATTTGGTCTTTCTTCCCCCCATAGAATCTCGCTTCATTGTCATTGTGGATAATTTTCTTGCCATAGGCAGCTTTCTTTTTAAAAGCCGTGGAAGGAAGCAATAGTTCGTCTTCTTCCATGAAGGAAGATTCTGATGTTGGCACTATGCAACGAAAGGCGTAGTGTCCATTGGTGCTTCCCACTCGAATGGAGCTAGGTCTTTTGGCGAAATGGACGAAGGTTAGTTCGCCTTTGAACACGTCTGTGTGGCAGAACTGTGCGGCCACTAGGGCTACGTTGGACGGAATGCTAAGCACGATGGTTTCAGAGTTTGTTGAAAGAGCAGGGGCAATGAAATTGGCTTCTGTCAGTTCCTCGAACTGGGGAAATAAATCAGCCGGCAGTAACGGTCGGGCACTGGTTTGGCCCGTTGAAAAGAAAATTAACTGGTCTTGGCGCAGGAGTCAAGCGTTTTGCCTGACTCTCAGCAGCTCTCAAGCCTGGAAGGTGCGAACCATGCCTTTGCTGGCAATGCGGGTGACACGCTCGCAATCGAACGAGCGCCATGCTGCTTCGCCTTTACGGGCAATGGTGAAGTCACGGCAGCGGATGATGTTGGGCTTGGAGCTGGGAGTGCCAGTGCCCTTCACTTCCTGCGTGTCGCGGGGATTGAAGCAGATCTGCCGCTTGGTGCCATCAAGCTTGACAAACTCAATGCTGACGATGTTGGAGCCAGCTTCGGCAATGATGCGCTTGATGAAGCTGGTGCGAAGATCCAGCATCCACTGAGGCTGAGCAATGATTTTCATGGTGGAAAAGAAAGGATGGTCATAGGGCTCGCGCCCTTGATGCCATTGTTTCGCCTTAAAGTGTTTTCGTCAAGCCCATGGGTCATTAGCGCTGCTTATGGTGCTCGCAGGCTTTTCAAGGAGAATCGCGGCAGTTGGCTCCTGCGAAGGCTGCTTGCGCTCACGAACTGTTGCGAGCCAGTACCCAGGTTTTTAATCTTTATCAATGGCGTGTCCACTTTCTTCGCCATGACAATATATTGACCACGCCAGCCAAAATTCTGGTCATTAAGGTCAACAATATCGCCATCGGAAAACAACTATTTTATCCTCGTGATTTTCGGCAATGGCTCATCGCTCCATTTCATAGGAGGGTCAAAGTTTACAGTCATCATTTCAGGCCATTTACGAGGAGAACTCTCGCTTTCGATAATACCTTGCTCTACTGCACGTTCCCAGCTTACTTTATGCTCTATGGTTGTCCGTAAATCATATAAAATGCTGTTAGATTTTGGCAAATTATTACTACCAATTCCCAAGGAAGAAAAGCGACCGTCAATTCCATCAATCAAATGACTGGACAGAATTTCGCCAATGACGATAAAATCTTTGTGAAGTTGCTCATAATCAATTGGCCTTTGAAGAGGAAGATTGTCTTCGATTTCTCTCCATTGTCCTAGTTGCACTCTTTGCATCAAATTGGCAGCTTCAGCAAGCAGGAGCAGTTGCTTTTCAGTGAGCTGCAGATTGTAAAGCTTTTGTGCCATTGCCAATTTCCATGGAAAGGAAAAAGGGGGCTCCGTAGCCCCCGAACTTCCACTGCCAATATACGCATGCTGGCCGCTTCCGTCAAGTCCGCCAGGACTACACTTCAAAGAAGCACACTCGCGCTACACCCTGCGAAGGCGATGCAATGCGCTTGAAGGCACCAACAGACAAATCAAGCGAGCGTCCGTCGACAAACGGCCCACGGTCTGTGACTTTCACCACCACTTCTTTCCCATTGTCTTGATTTACCACTCGCAAGCGAGTACCAAAAGGAAAGTAACGATGGGCAGTAATCATTGATTCTGGATTCATTGACTGGCCGTTTGCCATTGTCTGCCAAGCAAAGCCATCATTGTGACCATAGAACGAAGCCTGTGAACATTGACGCGACGAAGCAGCCCCTGCTGATACTGGCAAGAAAGACAGTGCAGCAAGAACGGAAAGAAAAGTAAGTTTCAGCATTTGTTGAAAGAAAGAAATTACCAAGGGCCGCCAGTCGCCTGGGCGGCAATGTGCATGGTAGCAGACTTCGGAAATTCTTGGCTTGGCCCAAGGCATGCTATGCTTTGCAAGCAAGTCGGTCCTGAGGCTTAACCGCCTCCCTTTGGCCGTGAGGGTGGACGACGATGAAAGGATGGGACTTTCCGCAAGGACTGTCCGGGATACGTGGTTCCTGCAAGGCATCCTTTCCCTCTGTCGCTATTGGAGGAGCTTCGTTATCGGAGACTTGTAAGAAAAGGGCTGGTGGTTTCGGCTACTGGCCTTTTTCTTTTGCAATACTGTTCCTGCTAGTTCCCAAAAAAAGGGCCTTACGGCCCTCGTTTAGTTCTCTTTTGTTTTAGCCCATGTTGTGTCATGGGGAATAGGTTCCATGCCAAAGTCCCAAGTGTCGTAATCTTCGGCATTCCTAGGATCGCATGAAGCTGGATGGAGCTTAATGGCTCCGTTATGCCAGCTTTCATGAAACATGCCCTTTTCAGTGACCATTGTTGGAAATAGCAACAGCGTAGGAAGCAAGATATTCCTGCAAGTCTTCTGCAGTGGGAGCTTCTGATACCACTTCAGCATGCTCTTCATTGTGGCGCTTGAGAGCCCCCTTGCAAGTGAAGTAGATTGTCTGTAAATGGTAGCGATGGCAAGCCATGCTTGGCACATCCATTATTTCTTCAAGGGTGGTCATCCACTCTTGTATTTCCTTGACGCTCAAATAAGTGGAAATGAGGGGACGCCCCATGCTCATCACGAGGCGATTGTCGTTAGTGAAAGCAGAAGTGGATCCGTTGCGCTCAGCGATGATTTGAGAAGGCATGAGGGGAGACGGCATCGAACCGTCGTGACTGCCTTGTCATTATGGCCACAATGGGAGCGAGGAGTCAATGGGAAAAGCCATCAGCGCTGCTTATGACTTTACTTTCCATCCAACAGCCAGGTAGTGGCACGTCCCCACTGGCGCAAGGTGAACATGCCTACCGGCCCTTTCCACCACATTCAGGAACGCTTGCCTGCGAGTCTTGTCCAACTGGCCCTCAGGCTCCACCAGCCAGCTCCTGGCCCAGTCCGCCACCTCTTCAATGTCGTTCAGTTCACTTGTACGCACAACATAATGCCTGCCACGCTGCTGCATCTTCCTCCACACTGGATGCACCATGGGCTCTTCTGCTGCAATGGCTTGCGCCTCTTGCTTCAAAATAGGAGGAATGCAAATGCTTATCAATGGGGGGAGAACTGGTTGAACGTCCATAACACTACCAAGATGGGTCTTCATTTCGGCTCACCTTAACAATGCTGGACGATGAATGCAACGGTGCTGCTAATAATGTGGCCATTTTCTCATTTGATGCCATTAATGAGAATGACTTGCCATCTCCGAAGGAAACTGTATAAGTTTCAGAAGCATTGCCTTTTAGCATCATTGCCCCGTCAAATAGTCTTTCAATTTTTTAGCTCTTTTGTTTCCTTCTTCCACTTCTTCAACGATAGATTTGCTGACGATTTTACGCAGCATTTCACGCCATTTATCATCTCCACCAAAGCTGCCAATTTGCTCAATAATTTGCATTGCAGTGGAGAGCTTTCCAATGTCGTTCATGACATGCAACGCTTCGCTCCAGCTTTCAGTGATAGTGCGGTCATCGACTGTTTCCGAATGAAGGGCAAGCCACTTGCCAAGACAGAAAAGGGCAATCTGACGAAAGGCTTCATCGCCATAGTTCTGAAAGAGTTCTTCAATGGACTCCGACAGTTCCTTTGTCACCCCAACAACACTAGGGTCGTCTAGAAAAGGAATCAGGCCATTGTCAACTGCTTGAAGCTCGTCGTTTTTGACAGAAGCAGCTTTGCGAAGAAAGTCGTTGACAGAAGAAAATTCCATGGGGAAGAGCTGGATGAAAGAAGTATGCCGAGGCCTTGTGCGCTTGTCAAGCACTTAAACAAAATTCATACTTTTGTGCTGCCAAACATTTTCCTCCCATCGTCCTCCTTTGGCTCGTCTTCCACCTTGAAATTAACGTCAATTGATTTTGACTTTTCTTCTTTTTCCTTCACATCGGAAATTGTCTTTGCAAGATCATCCAAGAAGCCTTTATAGCTTTTCTTCTCTTCAGTTTGTGGCTTAATGTCATATAGCCCGAGAACTTTTGCTTGCTGCTCAAGGCAGTTCTTGGCCACGGTCAAGAAGCCACTTTCACCAGCGCCTTCTATAACGGTAACAGTTTCTCCTTTGTCACCAATAGCAGTGATTCTTTTTCGTTTGCTTTGTTCAAAATGAATGAGAGCTTGTTCCTTAAGGCTGATTGCTTCATTGATGATTCTTGCTCTATGGCAGTCTTGACTTTTGAGAATGCTTTCAGCCCATAGACCACGATTTTGGTGGCGATCAGCATTGACTGTTTCCTTGCTTAGTTGAAGCACCCTGGCAATTTGAGCATTACTAAGATTATTGGCCAGCAACTCCTGGACCATATAGCGTCGAACGCCAACAGTTTCTTTGTTATATGGAATCTTGCCAGGACCAGCGCCAAATCGTTCACGAATGTCTTCAATTTGTTTTGCCGTTAAGCCAGCATCAAGCAAGATTTTCAGACCATGGCGCAACTCTGTTTGGTGGTCAGGGAAAGAGATTTCTGGTCTAGGCATTGTGAATACTACTATTTTCTCACAGCCTATTCTATAGGCCTATCTCCTTTTCCGGCAATACTGCGAGTGAATAGTGCCGTAAAACGTTCTTGTTCTTTTGTTGTAATAGTTGCAGGGCAATGGGAAATAGCCAAGCGCAAAGCATCAAGCTCTTTCCTTTCAGAGGGCGACAATGAGATAAGCCTATTCATGGTTAGTCTTCTGGCTTTTGTAAAGTGAAGACAAGGCTTTCTTTGGTTGAGACTATTTCATAATCGCCCAAATCATCAGCAAGTTTTTTGTCTTCTTTTAGCCTTTCTTCCGCTTGCTTAATGCCATCGCTATATTGCTTTTCATTGCGTTTTTGTATTCGCACTGTGCCATATTCTGTATCCTCTTTTTCAATCTTGTTTGATCGCATGATCTTTAAGATTTCTGCTTTGGTTTCAGCTTCTGATTCAAGCAATAGTTTCTGTTGAATCTTGACAGCGGAAAGAAAGCTAATCAGTTCGTCTAGTTTTTCCATGGTCAAACTCCAGAAGCAAGGGCTGCTGATGCAAAATTGCGATCAATGAGAGAAGAAATTTCTTCAAGGCTTCCGCGCCAGTGACGCTCATTCATTTCATCACGGGCACCATAAAGAACTCTGCTTTTAGGACCAGCTCCTTTATCTGGCCTTGAAAAACCATGGTGATTGATGACAGTAATGGTCGTGCCGTTGTGTTCCAAAGAAGGAAGCACGTCAGGAGGAAGAGGAGCGGAAGGCATGGATGGTGCTCAGAGCATAGTCAGTTTACCATATCTTGAAGAAG